TCTATATTATCACCTAACATTAAATTTATATCTTCCATACTAATAAATATATGGACTTATATATAAAAAAAAAGCACCCTAGCGATAAGGTGCTTTTGTAATCTTCCGTCACTACAACGGTCCTAAAACCCCCAAACCTAGTTGGGGAATACTTTATACTAACAATCCTGCGATGATAGTTGAATCAACTTCTTTCGCTTGGTCAGGTTCTTCCGCAGTAAATGTTATCGTGTAACCATTTAAATCTGTTTTTGCTACACCCGAACCACCATCAAGTGCCGTCATTATACAACCTTGTTCTTCACCAAAATACCAATATAGTCCGTTTGAATCTTCAACAATAACTGATAACGTTTTTTGTCCCGCAGCCAATAGTTTAATTTTATTTCTTTTAGCAAATTCTCTACGAGGGATAACTAATGTAATTAACTGAGTGTAAAAAGTTGTTCCGTTCTCTAAACTGATAGTAGATGTTTCTTGGTATGATGATGTATTACGATTAAATTCAAAGTCGTAATATACAGTAACACCTGCTAAATCAATTGCGGTGATAACTTCATCAGCATCTTGTGTAGTTCCTGTAATATTAACGTAGTCGGTAATATAGATTTTTCTAATACCCCCGCTATTATTTTCACAACCTAACGATATACCACCAGTTAATAATTCTGATATACAAGCCATTTTATATTATATTTATTTTTTGATTTATTTTTAATAATGGGGGTAACTACTGCTACCCCCTTTTGTTGTTATTCGGTTATGGTCTGAAATATACGATTTCGTCTCCGTAGAAATAATCTACACCGAATTTAAAGTCACCTACTAATCTAAGTGTTGGTTGTCCTAATGTTCCCATCATTGAGATAACTAATACATCTGAAAAATCAGATTCTAAGTCAGTCAATAGGAACATATTAGATAATGCTCCTGCTACGATAACGTTAGCCGGCATCCCTGGTGCTTCAACAATTTCTATTCCTAAGAAATCTAAAGTTTTTGCTCCTACGTAATACGCTTCTGCTGACGCTGCTGCTACTGCTTGTTTATATAATTTACAAGCCGCAACACCCATAAAGATTTTAAGGTCTTCTTTTGGAAATACTACTGTTGGGATTGCGTTATATACAGTTGTAATACCTGAGATAATGTTTGCTAGTGTTAATGCGAAACCTGTTGGTTTAACAACATCTGTGTCACCTGAGAATTTAAACAATAAACCATCACATACGTTGATTGGATAAGTAGCCCCAGTTGTGTTACCTTGCCATACGATTGTTTCCAAGTCAGCAGATACTTTTCTTGCGGTTAGTTCCAATAGGTATTGTTCCATTGATTGAGGCATTACCTCACCGTTCATTGACCCTGCTCTAAGTTGTTGAGACAAATAGTTTGTTTCAAACGTTCTTGCGCAATATTCAAGATTAATTTTAATTGGACAAACCGTAAAAGATTTTTGTTCCAATGTTCCTTCACCACTTGATGAAAAACTACAGTCAGCGTCTTGTAGGATGTTACCCAAATCAAAACCTGCCAATTTAATTTTTGACTTTACGTTAGGAATAAGGGTCAATAACCCTTTTGAAGGCCCTGATAGTAAAGCCGCTGAGTAGAATCCTTCTGCGTCTCTACCTGTGAATGTTGTATTATCTACAAATGCCATTTTTTTTTATTTTAGTTTTTAGTTTATTTTATTAATAAATATTTTTTATTTTTATTGTGGTCAAAAAATATTTATTTTTTTGTAATTCTTTTAAATCTCTCTAATTTATTCTCCAACGATTCTCTATTTTTCTTAGTTGGTTCGTCAATTACTGTTTTTGATATACCACCAGGTAATTTAGAGAAAGCCTCTACTTGCTCTTTAAGTGTTTTAATGTCTTTCGCCATTTCAACCTCACCATTCATTTTAGCCTCTAATTCATCTATTCTTAACATTATCTGTGCGTGAATAGAATTCATCTCCGCAAATCTTGGGTCTAATATTAACATCACTTCTGATATAATAGCCGTTTGTTCTTCGGGTGTAATTGATAATGTTTCATCAGTTGATTCTTCTTCTACCTCAGCGGTAATTTCAGATACTTCTGTGATAATACCATTTTCAGTAGTGATTACTACGTTTAATTCAGGAACTGTATGTTCCCCATTAGGTGCGGGTGTTTGTTCTTCGTTTTCACCAATAACAAATACGGGTGCTCCGATTACAAATTCACCTTCTGTGATAACTCTTGTTCCGTTATCTAATACCGCTTCTTTAAAAGAAATAGATATTTTATCTAATTCTAACATCTGTTTTATTCTTTGAATAGTCGTCATTTTTTTTTAGGTTTTTTTTTAGTTGGTTTATACATAAGTATTTATTTTTTATTTTTGTTTATTTTTTTTCGTGTTAGATGATTATAGCAAACATTAATGTTGTATAAATTAATAAAACCCATTTTAAAATTACTTTCATCTTAATTATAAATTTAATTGTTTTAATTTATTCTCAGCCCATCTTCCCATCGGCTTACCACCCCATAATCCGAAACTAATACTAGCACAACTATTGGGGTCGTCTTGTTCATTAAAGTCAGGTTCAGCCCTTGATATATAAGAGTAAATTCTTTTGATTGTCTCTATTGATAAATTCTCTTTATTGGCTATTTGTTGTGCTCTATTTTTACCTACTAATGTTCCACACTTATTATCGTTTCTTAAATTACGTTCAATAGCCGATTTAGCAATATCTACCGCTTCTTGTGGATAATCATTATAGGTTTCTAAAAATAACCTTTTAATAAATTTTAACTTTTGGATAGCGTTCATTTTAATTAGGGGTTTTTAGGATGTCCTTTTGGTAATAAATCATTATCACCAGTATATTTTTTATTTTGTGGTCTTCCGTTTTTGATTATATATAAAAAGGCATTAACCCTTGCGTAAGCCCACTGTTCGGCTGAACGAACAAAAGGACTACTACTAGTATTAAACGCTCCTAAACCCCTTTGAAATACTGCCTTTAACGCACCAATATTAGCACCATACCCCAACTTATCTTTATATCTTTCATTAAAGTCGTCTGCCTTTTTTTGTAATGTTTTTTCTTGTTCTGCCGTAACCTTTGCTCCTCTTGTATTACCAGCATCACCTTTTGCCGAACCTTCACCCTTTGGATTTTTATTTGGAGTATCACTATTAGGTGCTTTTTTTGAGGGGTTAATACCACCTCTCGGGCCTACCTCAGCGAAGTAGTTTTTTAATAACTTATATTTTTCTATCTTATTCATCTCGGTAATCTAAATATTGGGAATGTAGGTAAATTAGGGTTATTACTATCAGTTGTGAAACTATCTTTTTGACATCTACAACTTGAATCATCTGCGTTCCATCTACCTTCCCCTATTTCAGAGTGTGCTTCTCTATAACGGGGCATTAATACTTGTTTGGATTGACCGTTCCAACTATATCTAAAAAATGTTCCCTGTAATTGCCATCCAAGATTATTTAAAGTAACACAAATAGGACAGGTTAATTCATCTGCTCTACATACCCAACGCTCAAACTTAACTTTTCTAAACTCTAACTTACCTTCCTTTAATTGTTTCTCGTATTCGTGTCGTAATAACTCGCCTCTTATCATTATTTCCTCTACGTAATCCCAATTGTGGTTAGGGTCATTATCGTTGTTACACGAGTTCCTATCACACTGAGATTCAACTGACATTAGTATTTGTTCCATACCCGCCAATATCTCAACTGAGAAACCTTTTACTTCACCGGTCTTAACTATATTATCCCAAAAATTTTGGTCTTCTATATATACACTACCAAACCAAGTTCCAACTTCGGGTTTAAATCCGTATTTAACTGACTTATCAAATTCTTTATCTTCAACTATCCAATTCTCAGTTAAAAATCCTTCTACTACATCCCCACTATTATGTTGGAGATTAATCTTACCATTATTATTATTCTTATTATACTTACGAACTATTTTTTCAATAGTGTCTTTTTCAAATAAGATATTATATTCACCCAATTCTTCGGATACTCTAAATATCTTTTTATCGGGGATTAATAACGGACCTAGTAATATCTTTTTTTCAGTATCAATCGCAAATTTAAACTCCTTCTTTAATAAGATAAAGTTCTGCTCTATTGCTGGTTCATCAACTAACGATATAAAATCCACACCGGTTTCATCATCATCATTAACTACTATTTTATATAGGGGTAACTCTGCCATCTTTTTTATTTTTAAATATGTTTTTAGTTGGATAAATTTATTTTGAACTATAAAGTAACCACTCGTCCATTCTTCGGTTGGTTAATCCTTTTAAGGCTCTACCCCTACTTTTGTTCCATTTAAGAAATTCATCTTTAATAGTGGGGTCGTTAATATTCTTATTTACCTTTTTTAAGAGCGTAGAGGACTTTAAATTACCAAACCCTACATTATATGTAAATGATACTAATGCGTCAAACATTCTTTGATTTACGGATTGTTTAATAACTGACCAAACATCTTTTTCAAATTTACTTAATATTGATAATAATAACTTATCGGCTTGGTCTTGTGTTATTGTTTGACCCAACTCTACTTTTGTTCCATTTAAGTAATATGTATTACCAAATCCAATCGTTGGAATTTTAGAGGGGCAGAGATAACTAGTTAATTTACATCCCTCGTGTTTTTTTATAAGGTTAATACCTTTTTCACTTACCTTCATTTTTTTGTTTAATTATTTTTTTGTAGGATATATGATTGAGGGTCAAAATAAATGATAAGTCCATTATATCTTTAAATTTTGTGATATCCCCATCCGCTAATAAATATATATACGAATACCACCTAAATCTTTTATCTTGTTCATCAATCTTCTTTAATTCAATAATCTCTTTTTTACTTAATCCAACGAAATCATCTCCATCGCTATTGCTATCCTCTCCTGTTCCAAATATTCCACCATACTCTCCAAGTAATTTTCTACGAAACTCCAAAAAAAAAGTGACGCTGACATCGCATCTGAGGTTTTGAACTTTAATAAAAATAATTCTGACCTTATTTTTGCCGTATTTGCGTCGTAATCCTCTATCTCGTAATCATCATCTGACCTATATTTAGTAACGGGTCTATATATTACTGATAATATCTTATGTAGGTTACCTTTAAAGTTATCCATATTACCCTCAATATCAATCCACTCCCCAACTTTAATACTACTTAGGTTTTTTATTACACCATATTTAACATCATCAATAGTTACTATATTATTTAATAGACCATCACTTTTTAAATAACACCAACTTAATTGATTAATAATATAATTTATTTCATCTAAATTATAATTTTGGATAGTTTCTTCATCAATATCGGTTAATATTGATATTACCCTAGTCATCTTTTGTATTTCACCCAATTCTTTAAAGTCAGTTTGTAAAAACTCCAAATACTGACCTAAATTAATATCGTCCCAACTCTCGGGTATTGTTATAACATTTTTTTTCATTTTGTTTTTATATATAAATATATTGATTATCTATTAACCGAATTTACTTTGCGATTCTATTACATCAACTTTATTTATTACACTTGTAATATCTGTTTCGGTTACAAATACTTTAAATCCTGCTTGATTAATAGCCCCAATTTGTTGATTAGATGTTGCCCCTTGTGGTGCGGTAGAACCCCCACCTAATAAATCTGCTGGTGGTGCGGGTGCGTCAGATGTGGGTGTTGTCCCTCCTTGGTCGTCAAACTTTTGACCCGCAATTGCTGCTATTTGTAATCCACCTACAACCGCTGCGTATGCTATTGCGACTGGATTGGGGATTGCTTTGGTAATACCTTCTGCGGTGTTAATACCAGCCTCAACTAAACCCAACGCCTTACTTCTATTAAATTGTTGTTTAGCATATTTTTTCTCTAACTCAGCATTACCTTTTGCTTTTTGATTTTGTAAAGTGTTAATCGCATTATTTAGAGTATTAGCCTGACCTAATAATTTTCTTGCCTGTGCGAAAAACGCTTCTTGTCTTTTTGTTTTTTCGTCGGTAATTAATTTATCGTAAAAATTCTGTATTTCAAAAGCCTCTTTTGATTCAGCCTCAACAAACGATAAAGCAACTTCTTTTTGTGCTTCTAATTTTTCTATTTGTTGTTCAGGTGTCGCATTTTCTGGTAACTCACCCCCCGCTTCATCAATAGCCGCCTTTTTTTGTTTAGCAAATTCAACATCTAATGCTAGTTGTGTTTCTTGTCTTTGTTTCTTTTTTGCGTCAGCCTCAGCATCAAACTCAGCCTGTGTAGCATCATCTTGTGCTTTTAGTAATGCGGTTAAATCAGCATCCGCTTGTAAGTCAATCTCCTTTAATTGGTTATTAAAATTTTCTCGTTGTGCTAATTTTTGTTTATCAGTTAGAGCATCAAACGCTAATGATGCCGTTCTTCTTTCTTCATTTTGTTTAGACAAAATTTTCTCTTCTTCTGATAAACTCTCGTTGAATTTATCTAATACTAATTGATTAAACGCATCTAAATTTTCTTTTTCTTTATCTAATCTTTCTTGTCTTTTTTCAGCAGCATTATCTGATAACTCTTTTGAGGTTTCAGCGTTTGTTTTTTTAATTTCATCCGCTTTTTCTTTTTCCGATTTTCTAATATTAATTAAATCTAATTTATACTCCTCAGATAATTTAGCGGTTTGGGCTCTCCCCAATTCTAATATTTTATCTTTTGATGCTTGACTACTCGCTTCTTTTAGTTTAGTTCGTATATCCTCTTGAATGGCAATAAAGTCGGTAATGAACTTTTCCTTAGCCGTAACCCTATCTGCTTCTGCTTGGGACAATTTACCCGATAATACTAATTGGTCTCGTCTTGCCTTACCTACTGCGTTATTAGTTTCTCTAATTGCGTTACCATATTCCTTCTCCGCCTCTTTTGCTTCTGATGCTTTTGAATCAGTTAATCCTAATGTGTCTAATAAGTCCTTAGCACCCTGTGTTAAAAAAGTAACTACCTTACCAATTGCGGTAAATACCGCACCTACTGCTCCACCTGACTCCTTTAATTTATCAAAATTTGCTATTATTTGGGTTATTAATAATATTAATAGTCCAATACCAGTAGCAGCAATTGCGGTTTTTAATCCCCCGAATGCGGTACTAGCACCCTGAACACCCGTTTTAACTTTACCAAAATCTAAATTTAATATACCCTCTTTAACTAAATCAAAAGATGCTCGTATTCTTTCTACACCTGACCCACTTAATGTCTTTAATTTATCACCAGCATCACCTAAGGCAGATTCAGACCTAATAATAGCCGCTTCTGTTTTCTTAACTTCTCTTGTTAATTCTTTAAACTTATCTGAACCTTCGGGTAGTGTTTCTAATTCGTCGTTTAATTTTGCTAGTTCCTTTTTTAAAGCACCTAACCCTCTAATACCGGTCTTTGAAAACTCCTCTACTGTTTCTTTACCCCCTTTAAACGTATCTTCTATTTTAACCCCACCTGTTTGGACTGCGTCAGTCAAACTATCAATATTATTGGTTGTCTGTTGGATAGCATTTTGTAGGTCTTTACCAAAAGCGGTTTTACCTTCACTATCAATAGTTTTTAGTGTGTTTTTTAAATCAGTTAAATTTTGATTAGCCTGCTCTATTGTTTTTTCAGAACCCGCCGTTTTGATAACTAAATTTATATCTACTGTTTTTGCCATTTCGTTGGGGTGTTAATTAAATTTAATCAATATAGGTTACTGTTACGTATCCCCTATCTGCGCCACCTGCCGCAAAAGTAGCATCAATACTATCGGCAAAAAATCTAAAATAATTAAGTTCTACTGCTCCTGTTGTTTCTATATTTAAAATAATATCTGCGGTGCTACTTAATGTGGAAATTCTCAATAACATCTGTAAAGGCATTTTACAAGAATTAGCATATTGTATCATACTATGGGGGTATCCTATATCACCATTATTATAATATATACTTCCAACATCAGGTATTAATATAGCATCTAATCCTACTATTTGTTTTCCAAAAACTTCATCAACACTTACACTTATTGAATCAACTGCCGCTGCGGTGCTCATATCCCAAGCACCCATTGGTTTAGTTATACTTTTTATTGCCGTTGAGGTAGGGGATGCTTGAACTGTATATATATCAGCACCGGCTCTATATTGTAAATTACCATTACCGGTATTAATCATTAATTCCCTATCGTAAATATCGGTTATAGTCCAAGACCCATCTGTATGGTCGTTGGATACTGGAACTGTTGCTCCTGATAAAGGGTCACTTACCCCGTGATTTTGACTTCTTGCGTATGATGTAATTTTACTCATAATAATATTTTTATTAATAAATACTTATTAGTGATAATAGTTTTTTATGATAAAGTATATTATAAGTTTTTTATTGATACTAGGTGTTTCATCTTGTAATGATTCATTTCAAAAACCCCATTATCGTAAAGCAATTATATTTGATAATCGTTGGGAGAGGAGGAGAATATTATATTTTAATCAGGGAACTTATCGTAATCCAATTATTTATAAAGAATCTAAACAAAAGTTAATTCATCCTTTGGGTATTAATGTAGATAAATGGTAATATTATGAAATATTTTATTTTATTTATTTCAAGTTTAATAATTGAAATTGCTGCTACATATTATATTGGTTCAGTTGCTAATAAAAATTCAATTGGAATGATATTCTTCGCATTTATAGGTCCTTTTTTAGGATTACCTTTTATTAAATATCAGATAGAATCAAAAACTAATATTGAAAGATTTAAATTAGCATTATGTTCAGGAATTGGTTATGCTAGTGGTTCTGCAATTGTAAGTATTTTAATATTATATAAAATATTTTATTTCTAATTTGAATTAGTTAATATTTTTAATTATAATTTATATCTATATGAATATAATTGTAATTAAAAATAGTTTTTTATATGTTATTAAGTATAATATATATCTCTATTTTGAAAGGTAGAAAAATAAGTTTATAAAAGAATAAAACCCCCCTTACCCCCCATATATATGGAGGATAAAAAAGAAACTAAACTTAGATTAATCTACCTACTATTTAGATGAGGTTGTTAATAGTAACACAAGTTTAAAACTTATTAACATTTAAAGAAAGAATTATTTTATTAGGTTTGTATCACCCCTTCGTCAAGTTTAAACGAATCACCATTTGTAGGTTAAAATAAAAAACCCCTACTACGATACATCCAAGTTAGTGTAGAGGGGTTAATTATTAAATATATAATAATATATAGTCCAACAATAATATAACTTGGATGTTATACTAATAAATATATCAAACTTTACTAAAAGTTAAATAATATAAAAATTTATTTTTATTATATTATCACTATATTTATTAGTATGAGCAAAAACCCACACACAAGTTGTAGATGTAAATATAAGGGGGTAGAATATGAAAGTAAATCAGATTTATGGTTAGCCCACTTTACACACATCTCTTTAAATGCGTTTATAATACGCACCAGACGAGCCAAGTATCCCGATATTGAATGTGATAAGGTTCTTACGTTTATGGAAAAAGATAAGACCTTAGAGGCCATAAAACGAATTGAGGAGTTTGATTTTAGTATTTTAAATAAAAAGGTAAAATGAAAAAAGCATTATCAATTCTCATCCTCTTATTTTTAGTTGTTATTTTATCAGCGTAAAAAAACCCCCTTTATAAACTAATATATTGGGGGTTTTATTTTGAACACCGACGTTCAATATTATCCCCTCTGTTTAGGGTCTTCTAATGCTAGTGTAAAGTCAATCTGAACTTGAATGTTACGAGGACTAATACCCTGTCTAATATTATAAGTTTTTGAATTAATCATTATAGGTAATAATATAATATCTTCGTCAATTATAAAACTAAATCCATTTGGAATATCAACGTAAGATATTGCCACTAATATATTATAATCATCAACAACTGTTACACCAGCGTATTGATTATTTGTATCATCATCACAATCAATTATACACGCTAAGTCGTTATTTTTATAATAATGGGGGGAACTATAACTAATACCCAATAATCCACCAACATCGTAGGTTGTCTGAAATGGTTTAGGTTCATCTACGACCTCCAAATAGACCTCTGGTGATGTAAATAATTCGTTTAACCAATATGATTCCGCTTGGGTAATAAACTGACTAAATACGAGGTATTGTGTTTCAACGGATTGATAAATAGTTTTTCTACCTCTACCCCCATTTTCGTATAAGTAACCACCTTGCGGATTTTCGTAACCGAATAATTTTGAATATTCAGTTGAGTTCCTAACATTTTTAGTTGCGGAGTTTCTACCTTCAAAAGTATAAGAGTCAAAAGCCCCCAACGAATTTAACCATCTGAATCTAAACCTTTGATAATACTTTTTAGTATTCATTACTACTTTAAATATCTCACTTGAAAAATCAGTATTACCACTATTTTTTATTTGTGCGGTATAATAGGTAACTTGGGGAGTTATAAATGGAATTCCTGTTGTTGATTGTGTTCTAGTATTAATATCCAACGGGCCTACCCCAACTGATAATAAAACATCTTCTGATGATGCGCCAGTTAAACTTGGGGATAGGTCAGGATTTTGTTCTAATAAAGTATCTATTAAAGTTCCAGTACTATCGTATGTTTTAATTTCTAATTGACCCGCAACATCATCTGTATTTGTCATTATATTCAGATAATAAGTATCCGTATAATCCATCTTTAAAGTGCGGGGTGCGTATGTCATAAATATTTTATTAAGACCCTCCTCCGCAATATAACTAGTAGGCCAATAATTAGTAAAGTTTAATCCTGTTTTAACGGGAGCACCTACTCCTTGAACTTGGGGGTTATAATTATTAGTCATATCACCAATCCAAGGTATAGCACCATTATAGGCGATTAAAGTATTACCTGTTACCGAATCACCGGTAAAGATTGTTGTTCCCGTTGATAAGTCCCCATATTCTTCGTAAAATACCCCATATATATTTTTAACTGAATTATCATTTACATACCACAAAGATGATAAACTTGGTCTGTCGTGAATATCAAAACTAAAATAGTCCTGACAAATTCTATCTAATCTAAAAAAGTTAATTCCATTTTGATTAGGGTAGGATTTTAAAGTCCCAACTTTACTATCGTTTATATATACATCAACTATTGCCCTATAATTATTTGGTAAATTAGGGAAAAAAGTGCTATCAACAGAATAAATGTAGTTATTATATATTGGTAGGAAATTGTCGGGATAAAATATTGAGTTAATCATCTTTTTTATTTATAAATATTATTTTTTAGGAATCGTTATTATCCTCTCTATTTCCAACGCTACGTTCTGTTCTAAAAAACGCTCTATCTGATTCTGCTTACTAAAAAACGGAAAAATAAAGTTTAGTGGTTTAATCCCCTTTTTACCTATTGACTTAGCAATTGGGTAAGCGGCTTCTTTTGGTATCCCCTTGAATTGACACCATTTCATTATTGGAGCAAAAGGTGGGGGTTTAGCACCAGGTCTCCTACCCTTTAATACAAATTCTCCGTAATCGGCGTAACTAATTACTAGTTTATATTCACCCTTCTTTTGAACTATTTTATAATCAATACTTCTATATAAGTCCCCACTAGCAATAGCATTATTATTCTGTAAAATATTTTGGATGTCTGAGGTTATCTCTACCCCAAATTTGTTTAATACATCTAATATTTTGGACTCTATTGACATTATGGTAGCAAAGTAAGGTAAGTGTTATATAAGGTCGTTAAATCGGTCGCAAATTGTCCGTTTAAATAAGTGTTTGATAAATAACAATTGTATAAAGTATCATTCACTTCAATAACTACCCTATCTGATTCCTGAACTGCGAAATCAATTAATGTATTAGTTGGGGTGCTTTCGTTTCCGTTGAATATAAAAATACCATCAATATTATCAATACGAAATATCTCCTGACAAAACACTTGATAATCATCATCATTTGGTCTAATTGTTCTTGCGTTGGGGATATTACTACCTTGAACATACCCAAGGAATAATCCTAAATTATCACAAAGGATTTCCCAACCTTTTCCTTCTATAAATTCTCCTATCATTTTTTTAAATTTTAAAGTTCGCGAGTATAAGTTACGTTTGAGCCCGCCACTGGGTTTATTAATACTACATATCCATCTACTCCATTAGAGCCACTTTGACTTCTTACACCCGCAACATTTTGGGTATTTACAGTTCCAACACCAGTTCCACCTAATCCACCTACTCCACCCGCGGCAGTTATTTGACCACTTCCTCCATATATTAAATTATTTGAGATAATATAAATAAATCCACCACCACCTGCTCCTCCACCGCCTCCACCTGTTCCGTTGTTTCCACTAGCATTACCTCCCTCACCTCCATTACCACCTATTGATTGAATGGTAGGAGCAGCGGCACTCATATCTAATGTATTTGCGATAATAACAATACCACGAGGGGATGAACCACCACCTCCGCCAGCACCTGCTATGGCACCACCCGCATTAATACCACATCCACCTCCCGCACCAGGATGTGCTGCGAACATTTGGATACTACCATAATAAAGTGAATGTGTTAAATAATTACTTGAATAAGGTTGTTGTAAAATACCTGAGGTTACTGTAACCGTTCCCCTAGCGGTAGGAACTCCAACACCACTATTTCCAATTGGATAAGCAAGTCCTCCACTACCACCAATACCACCTACGTAATTTACCCCTACCGTTATATTTGCGCCCGCGACACTAGCATTACCACCCAATCCACCTGCGGCTCCTGTGTTCATTATAATATAGTTACTTGCGGCCGCCCCTCTTGTTGTTCCTCCTGTTCCTCGTGTTCCCCCAACAGCGTTATTACCATTATTACCATTACTACGAATACTTGTTGAAATTCCCAATATTAAAGTTCCCTTTACAAAAATTCCAAACCCGTTGGGGTCTAAAATAGTAGTCGCACCAGTTAGAGTTAAATTATTTGCGTAAATACTTCTCGTTAAGGTATAAGTAGCACTCACTTTTGTAGTAAAGGCAGTATAAGTATTTGTTCCATCCATTACGATATCACCGTCAAAACCACTACCATATAT